TGCTCTACCTGAAAAAGAGCGGTCTAGACAAATTTGGGAAGGCTCCGATAATGGGGCGAATAACGGTGAACAACACGATGGCGCAATTCAGTTGTAAACTGTCATGTACTCCAGAGTTATGGAATCCAAGAGAAAGCCGACTGAATGGAAAGAGTAAAGAAGCAGTTGATATTAATGCAAAAATTGATCGTCTCTTACTTTCTGTCAATTCTGCATTTGATTCACTTGTTGAACGTAAGACTGATTTTGACGCGACTGCCGTAAAAGAGCTTTTACAGGGAAGTGTAGAAACCCAGATGACTCTGTTGAAACGGCTTGATATGCATATAGAGGATATGCGCTCAAGAATCGGTATTGATGTAGCTAAAAGCTCCATGTCAACATACATTTACACCCGCAGGTATCTTGGCGAATTTATTCAAAAACGATTCAAGACAAGTGATGTTGCTTTTGGACAGTTGAATGAACACATCCCATGGGAGTTTCAGGATTATATACTGAAGGACAAAGGACTTGCGGTAGATACAGCAAGACATTATCTGGCAATCCTGAAGAAAATCTGCCGGATGGCATTCAAGGAAGGACATGCGGAGAAGCGTTATTTTGTGAATTTCAAACTACCCCAAGAGAACCGGAAACCACCACGGGCTTTGAGTCGTGAGGATTTTGAAAAGATTCGTGATGTTGTGATACCACCGGAAAGAATCACTCATAATATAGCCAGAGATTTGTTTCTCTTTGCCTGTTATACAGGAGTTCCGTATGCGGATGCAGTTTCAATCACTAGAGATAATATATACAAGGACGATAAAGGTGACTTATGGTTAAAGTACCTGAGAAAGAAGAATGAATATCTGGCCCGCGTCAAATTGCTGCCGGAGGCTATCTCTCTTATAGAAAAATATCGTTCGGATGACAGGAAAGAGCTTTTCCCTATGATACACCACCCCAATATGAGACGCCACATGAAAGGTTTGCGTGATTTGGCTGGTATAAGCTGTGATTTGGTCTATCATATGGGAAGGCATACCTTCGGAAGTCTGATAACCCTTGAGGCTGGTGTTCCTATTGAAACAATCAGCAAAATGCTGGGCCATACCAATCTGACTACTACCCAGCTTTATGCAAGGGTAACTCCTAAAAAACTTTTTGAGGATATGGACAAATTCATCGAGGCAACGAGTGATATGAAACTGGTATTATAAAATCAAAAAAGAAAGAATCATGAGAAGTACATATAAGCAACTATATTATATAAACCGTGGTAAAGTCAAATCTGACTGGACCACATCAATCATGTGCCGTATTACAATAGACGGGAAGGCTGTTGTATTATCGACCGGGTTGTATTGCCAGCCGAAAGAGTGGAACAGCAAGAAAGGGGAAGTCAAGAACAACAGACTGAACGGGATGCTTTGCGAGTATAAAAAACGAATAGATGAAACTTATGCTGAACTGTTGAAAGTAAATGGCGTCATCAGTGCAGAGCTGCTGAAAACAGCCATGAGCGGAGCAGTCGACATCCCGAAATACATATTACAGGCAGGAGAGGTGGAACGGGAAAATCTGAAAATCCGTTCCATTCAAATAGATTCAACCTCCAGTTACAGGCAATCAAAAATGTATCATTACTATCTGGGTGAATACATCCATTCTCTGGGCAAGGAGGACATGCTTTTTACAGATATAACCGAAGAGTTTGGTATCAATTATATTTTATATCTGAAAACAAATTACCCTCATAAGCCATCATATCGGAACCATTGTCTTTGTTGGCTGAAACGCCTGGTCTATCTTGCTGTAGATAACGGAATCTTGAGGTATAATCCTTTGGATGATATAAAATATGAAAAGAAGGCACCTGCAAAGCTCATGTATATAAGCAAGAACCAGCTTCAGGAGATAATGAACAACCCGAAACCGGATTCACTACAGGAACTTGCAAGAAGAACTTTTATATTTTCATGTTTTTGCGGTTTGGCTTATGTTGATGTACGTAATCTCTATCCACATCATATAGGTACAACTGCAGAAGGCCGGAAATATATCAGAACATACCGAAAGAAAACAAGCGTTGAGTCCTTTATACCATTGCATCCGGTAGCGGAGCAGATAATTTCCTTGTATAATACGACAGATGACAGTAAGCCTATCTTCCCGTTACCGATACGTGATATGATTTGGTTTGAAATACATGAGTTGGGATTTTCCCATCAGTTCAAACATAACTTGTCATACCATCAAAGCCGTCACACCTTTGGTACCCTAATGGTTTCAGCTGGGGTTCCTATGGAAAGCATATCAAAAATGATGGGACATACAAATATCAGAACTACACAAGGATACGCAAAAGTTACAGATGATAAGATTTCAGAGGATATGGATAAATTATTATTTAAAAGATATAAATGAAAGCTTTTATAGTATAGTGTTTACAAACTGTAATATTTCTAATGCTTATTGGAATATTACAGTTTGTAAAAAGTGCATCAAAATAGTTCATCTATTATAAAAAATAGTAATTTTGTATTTACCCATGCCGTTATGGATATATAGTTGCATTTTAAATTAGAATAGTTATGATTAAAGATTTAATATTAAAAAAATGTTTTGCTGATTTTTTAGAAGCATGGCAGCTGAAAGAAAAAAGTGATATATCTGAAGCAACAAAATTTGAAATGTTTGCAAATTATGTGATTCTTAGCCAAGATGACTTAGATACATTTGTTGGGCATCCCGAATTGTTAGAGTTTTGTTCTACAGGAGGCGGTGATGATGCAAAAATGGATGGCATAGGTATAAAAATAAACGATCAATTAGTTGGTAGTATTGATGATATTAATCAAATTGTAGAAAGGAATAAAAAAATTCATGTAGAATTTTTCTTGATACAATCAAAGGAAAGAACAGATTTTGATAGTTCTGCTGTTAATACCTTTGGAATAGGAGTTAAGAATTTCTTTTCGGAACCATTGTTTCCAGAAAATGATAAAATAAAAACTATCAGAGAATTAAAAGATTATATTTTCTCAGAAGAAAAAGTCTATAGAAAACTCTCAGCAAATCCATCCGTAAGAATATTTTATGTATTCTGTGGAGAAACGCCTAATGATGAACATACAAAAGCAGTTAAAGAACTCTTGATTAGAGGACTTAAGAGTTGTCCTGATTGTCTTGGAGAAATATCAATGGATATTATAGATGGCAAATCTATTATTGAAAGATGTAAATCATTAGAAAATGATTTTAATGTTGAATTAAACATTAAGGATATAATACCTTTAACGGTCCAAAATAATGTCCGAATTAAAAAGGCATATGCCTTTACTTGTGAGGCTACGGAATTATTGAAGCTTTTGACCAAAAGTGAAGATGGAAGTTTGCGTCGTTCACTTTTTAATAGCAATGTACGCGATTATTTAGGAAATACCGGTAGTGTAAATAGTGAAATAGAACATACAATCGCGACCGAGCCTGAAATGTTTCTAATGTGCAATAATGGTATCACTATAGTTTGTTCAGATTTTATCCAAATTAGGGATAAAATTGTGTCAATAGACAATCCTCAAATTGTAAATGGATGCCAAACTTGCTCGACAATATTTTTACAGCGTAATAATGATTCTTTACAGAATGTACAAGTCTTGGTAAAATTAATTTGTACTGATGATAATTCCATTACAACAAAAATAGTAAGGGGAACAAATAAGCAGAATCAGGTATTAGAAGAATCTTTTGAAACGACCAAGCCTTTTCATCAGAAAATCGAAGATTATTTTGAGGCCAAATGTGATGCGATAAAATTGCATTACGAAAGGCGTAATAAACAATATACATCTATACCGACGATTACAAGATACCAAATAGTAAATTTGCGTGTTTTGACTCAATCTTTTGTAGCTATGTTTTTACAAAAACCATATGAAGCTCATCGTCATGAAGCTATTCTATTACAAAAATATGCCCCTAAAGATGAAAGGAATAGATTAATATATAATTCAGATCATAGTCCATATATGTATTATATAGCAGCACTGACGTGGTATGTATTTGAAATGGCATTTCGAAATAATACGATTGTTGAAAAGAAAAAAATACGACCATACATGGCGCATTTATATTATATATTCACTTTTACTACAGGACAGTATCCATTAAATTCACCTTGTACAGTTCAAGCAATGGAAAAGTTTTGTTCAAAATTGGAAAAAAATCTTTTATCTGATGATTTTGGTGAAACATTAAAGAAAGTGATAAGTACTTTTAAGAAATCAGTAACGGAATGGGTTAAATCTGGTAAAAGTGAATTTGCTATTAAAGATAGTAAAGAATTTACAGATTTAATAACACAAAATGCAAGAGAGGTTTTTGTAAATAAAACAAGTCAGTTAGATACAGCTGACGTTGTAATTAACAAGCAACAATGGCTTGAAGGAGAAATTTTGTCAATAATTTTTAAAGAAAGGTGGTTCGCATTTATCAAAACGAGTGAATGCGATGAAAATGTTTATTTTGATAAAAGAAGTTATAAAGGGCCGGAAAGGAACCTTGTACCAGGGAAAAAAGTTCGTTTTTTACTTGATTCTAAAAAGGAAAATAACGAGATTCTTTATTTCGCAACAAAAGTTGAAATATTGTAAAAACACTATATGTCGCCCATTTCCTCGCCGTCCATAGAAGTTAGTACAGACTCTATTGAAAGCGAAAAGGTCTCGCGGCTGTGCCGTTTCGGGCAGAATCTTCCTC